TTCGATTAGACCTATCTTCTTTCGAAGTAGAGGTCTACGCAGCTTCTCCAGCTGCGCCAGTCCATGTTGCGGTCCCCGTAGGGAACGCCCTCAGGACGAGGAGGCACCATCCAATTGGATGTGTGCCTGCGCTTTCTCCGCCACTTCACGGTTTCAGTCCTGAAACCGATGGTAGAAGAGTTAACCTCATGCAACAAACAACTCATCAGCAAACCCGACGGGTTATAGATGAGCGACTTAGCGCCAGAAGGTACGACAATACGGTTATCTAAAATCCAATATTTCGGGTTATGAGCGACGAGGCAGTCATAAGACCAACTCTGAAACTCATAATTTCTCGAACCTATTGGAGGATCACCGCAATGGATACCAGCAGACGCATCTTCCCAAGGAGGGACGAATAGGGGCTCACGGATTGCTCCGTATAGACAGCCTATCGTGTCTTTGAGATAGATTCCGGATCTAGTTGAGAACCGGACAAGTTGGTTAATTGCTGCATATAGAGAAGCAGGTGTTTTAGTTTCTTTGACATAAACACCACGGATATTGACTCCATGAAAGAAGTCAGCACCGCAGCTCTCTCTGAATGGACCTTCAACAAAGGTCTTGTCACTATTAACCGAAAAGCCTAGGAAGCCTAATAGAGTGATAACATCTCGAGCGACATCGCTCGAGCATATTATGTCATCACCAAAGACTCCCCAATGCTCCCCAGCGCCTGCGATTTCATGGGTTTTTATGCCACGAAACTCATAACAAGCGGTGACGACACAAGCGAAAAGCATAGTTTGCAGTGGGAATGTGAAACCATTTCCCATTGTAGAGACCATGTTCAACGGTATTGTGCCCACGCCACTAATCTCCACAAGCGGCGTTCTGTATTTCATACAGAGCTCATAAAGCTCTTTCGGGAATACATACTTCGCCATACTCAAGGAAATCGAATCAGATGCACTACTAAGATCGATTGTTACCAATCGGTTCGTGATTGATCCGTAACGTGCGAGGTCCCGATTTCGATCCGGCTGACTAGACAGGGAGATACCAAATCTCTCGTATAATCGCCGTTCTATCAATGCACCGATTCCTAACTGAAAATAAGTATTCAGAGTAGGCTCGGTACATATACATCGGGATATCTCATCATTCTTAGGAACAAAGCTAAGACGACTGTTTCTCACTACAACCGCCTCACCGAAGTATTGCTTGCGGATTAATTCCGCAATGCCCCACTCCGGGAAGCCGCGAATGTAGTGACTGTACAAACGGTACAGAGACAGATCGCTACAAGACAGCTTGGATGAGAATAACTTTGCATAGCTACTCCCGCCCCTGGCGAGGATGTTAGCACCCGGACCAACTCGACATTCGTCGAGAATCTGGTTCGGATGATCACAAACCGTCGTTAGCGCGTCCTTGAACCAAAACCTATAAAGAGCTTGTCTTACGAGCCCAATTAGTGTTTCGATCCTCGTATCCCATTCAGGGATACGAGGGCTCCAAGCCCCGCAAGCAACATTGCACGCGAGGAACTTGTCCCGGGCTCGCTCATCTGCTAGAAGACTCTTTTTACTTACAAATTTCTTTGTGAGTGAGGAAGTCAAACTAACAGCAAAAGCATCCGGGATACTGATACCAGGGTACTGAGTAGGACTAAGAGTCCTCCCAGCATTCCTGAGATCTGTCTGTAAACACGAGGCAAGCAGATCAGGTTCAATGACCATAATGTGTTACCTACAATGGCGAACTCTTCAATTATTAAGGATAAGGCGCATCTTCTCCACAGTCGAAAGACTATGGATTTGTGCATCAACCTTAGCACGATCAAGTATCAGAAGTGAAAGCTTTCGCTTACACTCAAGAACTTCATCGGCCTTCCCGTCAAGGAACGCACTCATCGCCGTAAGGCGACGGATGCTTTCGGCAACGGAACATTTATAGCAATCCTCAAGAGCCAGGTCGATCTGAGCCCCCCCGCGATCAAAATGAGCAGAGCGCTCACATGAACAACGGGGTTTAGGCACAAGATCAACAAACTCGAGAGAGAGAGCCTCAATACGATCAAAAATCGATATAGAGTGTTTCATTGCAGATGTCCTTTAATGGAAGTTTTTGAAGAATTCAACTACGCAAGCATCTGACAGGGATAGCCCTGCTAGAGCAAGCAAAGCAACCACAGCCCCAATGCAAGTTTTCTTGCGTCGGGAAACCCGTGGAGCCGTCATCAGGTAAGCAGGCCACTGATCAATGTCTGCCCGACCCCGCCGGCCTCTTCAACGAAGAGACCCTCGAGGAAGGACTGCATTGCCAGTACCTGCGCCGATTCGTAGTTGTCCATGCCCGCCGGTATATCCCATGTGATGCGACAAGTCGCAATCACCGGGACCCCGGAAGCCGAGTTGCCACCCTTGCGGATGATCAACTTGTACTGATTGTTGGGCACGGTGCCCCGCAATCCGCTAATCGCATTGGCAGGAGGAAGCGGTCGAATGACCGCAGGCTTCCACCAAGAAACGGTAAACGGAGACGAGACAGAGTTCGCAGTAACACCGGTCTGTGTACCACCAAGTGTGGAAACAGCCCATTGAACTGCATTCTGCGCCGGGGGCGTATCCGCCACCAACCCGAAGGTTGGGGAGGCTACCCCCGTATACGCAGAGCCTGCGATCGAAGAGTCAGGAGTAAGAGGCATTTTTGCCATTCCTTGATATGTCGATATAGTAGGTAAAACGACCTTTGGCGTTATCTCCCGCATTATCCGCGAAGAGCATTTGATGCTGCTAAGGCTGCCAGATTTAAAGCTCGAGCTTTACCGTACGTAAAATCTACGCCAGTAAAGTCCGAAGAATCAAAAGGCAATTTAAATCGAAGACTGGGAACAGGCAAGGGCTGACCGCCCTCGCGTCTGAACTCCGTCTTCTCCCTTTTAGGCATCGGACCTGGACTAGTCACAAGCCAATCATAGTCACGCACCCCAACTGGGTCTTGAAGGCGAGCGTCAATCTTCGTGAGTTCTTCACGAGTAGTACGCTTATACCCTTTATAACACCAGCGGAGGCGCGATTCATTGATGGCGAGTGTGTCAATCACCTTACCAGCATTGGTAAAGTAATCGGCTACGAAACTGAACGGGAGAACTTCCCATACAGTCGGGAGGAAATTACCGAAACTAATGCCGAGAGTATCAAGGTCGTCAGACGTTGTATCGTTAGATACACTGACAAGGGCCGTATACTTAACCTCGGTTTCGATCGATATCCTCCTGTCAATATCCAAAATGAAATACCCAATCGCGTCAGACTGACGTTGCACTGAGGAGCTAATCGTATCCTTACCTCTGCCCGTCACGGTTTCCCGTGGTAGGCGGTTGGTAATGATCTGAGCAGCAGCCTCAGCAGCATTGTTTATGTCTGATACTAAAGGAGCAATTCCAAGAGAATATTGTAACCATGAATCCGCAAGTAACTTTTTGCGTTCTTTGAGTCGTTTATATATCCGAGCACGTTTTCTTAACGTGTCACAGTATTTTAACGAATTCTCAAAGAGGGCGCCTAAAGGATTACGGATCAAGTGGATGGTTTCACGAAGCTCACCTAAGACAACACCGGATTGTAATTTCCGCTGAACTCCAAGGATCTTCGAAGAAATCCGTTCCTTAGCCAGGTTATCTGCTTTACTGAGATCATAAAGGGATGGATCAGTTGGATTGCCAAGATTGGCACCAATATCCCCTTTTATACCGTATACATATCGATTGCCATTAAAGTCCGGAAGTTTAGTAACTTGCGTAAACTCAGAATGGCCACCGGTGTATGCATCTTTTGTCCCCCACATGTCAGTCGTAACTTCATTCCCCGCTTTGATAGTTTTCTTCCATCCAGGCCCAGCGCTGTAGGGGCTATAAGTTACCGAACCTCCAGTGGAGATAGGGTAAGTATAGGTATCCCAATGAACAGCGCCTAGGTATCCTGAACCGAAGGAAAGCTCTCTAGCGGATGAAGAAGGATAAGACTTAGTGAAGGGGGGCAAGACGATTCTCCCAGTAAAGTATAGCATAATAAAGCTACAAGACGACAAACCACACCTAAACCATTACTGGCATTGGTGTCTGCACACATTGCTGTGCGCCGGGGTCCCCGAAAG